CATGATATTTCAGGCTATTAAATTCTTTTTTTATTTTAGCAGTTAAATTACATCTTCCGGATTTAGAACTTAATTCACAATTTTCAGAATTTTCAGATTGTTTATTGGTTTTCTTACAAGATTGTGTTGCATTATTAACATTTGTACCTCGTAAATTGTATTTACAATAAGACATTACTTATAGAATTATTATAAATTATAAAAAATGTTAAATGAATCTGATTTAGAAGAGCTAATATTTATAAAAAAAATTAATGAATCGCATAATATTGAATATAATATAAACAAAAAATATTGTTCGTTGTCTGAATCTACTACAGATGATGAAGAATCTTCTGATTCCAATTTTTTTGATAAAAAATTTTTAACACAAAATACAACAGTATATATAGCTGTATGCACTGATAAATTAGATTATTTGTATGAAGGAGATATTGTGACATTTTCTAAAGATATATACGTTTATTCAACTAATAAAATGTCTAAAACTATGAAAAAAATTGCAAATGGGAATCCATTACAAATAATGTTTAATATTTTTTTAAAAAAGGGAATGAAATTATATTGTGATGGTAACACAATCATTTTTCCATATAAAACTGTTTTTATTATAAAAAGGGGAAGATTATTAGGTTATGAAGGTAGTAGTGTAATGAGTTATAATGTTAATTTAGGAGGCTTCCGCTTCTAATTCTTCCATTTTTTCTTCAAGTTCATTAATTTCAAATTCAGTTAAGTTTTTCTTTTTTCTTCCTTCTTTTATCTTTTTCTTTAATTGTTTAATCATCTTTTTACGTTCTTTATCAGTTAAAGTTTTTGCCCTTTCAACCTTAATTTCATTACCATATGCATCATATACAATATCTTCTTCTTCTGAATCTTTTTTTGTTGTATTGTCTTCAAATTTTGAAATTGATTCACCTTCTCTGCGTAAAATACCTTTTTCCATAATCCATTTTTCTTGTGTAACAGCATTGGTAAATTCTTTGTTATGTGAAATAATTATTACTCCACCTTTAAAGTCATCAATAGCCTTTGTTAAAGCACCTAAACCATCTCTGTCAAGATAATTTGTAGGCTCGTCCATAATTATTATATGTGGATTTTGCCACATAGATGCTGCAAGAACAACTTTAACCTTTACCCCACCGGAAAGAGATTTTATTAAAGTATGCGATGCTTGTTCTTTATCAACTCCAAAATTTTCAAGATGTTCTTCAACATCTTTTGCAGTTAAGGTTTTTGATGCAAGACCCGCGGCAACAGCTTCCTTTTCATCATGACGCTGTACTAATTTTTTTGCACCCATTCTTAAAAGAAGTTCTCTTCTAACCCACATTGTATTTTCAATAGGCTTGTTTTTCCATTTAACTTCATATTCTCGTGTTTTTTGTTTTTTGTTTTCTTTTCTACTTATAATAGCTTCTGGTTCAAGCGCCTTTTTCTCTTCTTCAGGTGTTTCGCATGGACGTAATTCTCCATCACTTGCTACAAAACATTTCAATATTTTTTCCTCCACTTCACTAGAAGGTTCTTTGTTAATCATTTCAATACTTTCTTGATCTTCATTTCCCGCAAAACGCCACATAATATATTGAGATGGAGTCTTATGAATATGTTTTTCAAGATGATGAAAGGCATGTTGTGCAATATATGCAATACGAAGACCGGGTTGTTTTGTAATAACACCCTGAGTTGATTTTAATTCACCAATTAGTAATTTAATCGCAGTAGATTTACCAGCACCATTAGCACCAATAACACCTACACGTGAAATTCTTGAACATTCAATAGTAATATCATGTACAGTTGGAGTATCTCGTGTAGGATATTGAAATGTTACTTTTTCCATTTTTAATAGAATTTTTGACATACTTTTTACATTTTCAAGAGGACCTGGTTCTGGAAACTTAAACTTAACAACATCACTCTTTAATTCAAAATATCCCTTCTTTTCTGGATACTTTTCAACAAAATCTTTCAAAACTGAACCTTTTTCGCCAGTAAACATTCTCAATTTACGATTTTGAAAATCAATTAAATGAGTGCACATTTCATTGAGAAAAGATGTATCATGAGATGTTGTTATAATAGAACCTCCATTATTTTTGAATTCACTTAACCAATTCTTTATCCACGCAATATTGGTTACATCTAAATGGCCAGTTGGTTCGTCAAGCATAAGAATATCAGCATTCATAAGTGTTGCTGCACAAAGTTGCATTTTCATTTTCCATCCACCGGAATAAGTAGTTACTCCCATTTCCATATCGGCAGCCCTGTCTTTTCCGATATCTTTCTTTGCATTTCCAAAACCAATATCTAGCATAACTGCTTCAACTTGTTCTCGTGTAACAGGAGGATTCATATTATACATAACATTACAACAATGGACTACCCAATCTACACCACAAAGGTCTATATTCAAAATAGGAAAACCTTTATCGTCTTCGCCAACCTCCATTTCTTGAATTTCATGTTCAACAAAAATTGTTTTCAATTGATCCTTTTTTGGAAAACCTTCCACTTGTTCATTCGCAATTGCTCTCATAAGTGTTGTTTTACCACAATTATTAGGACCTAACAATCCATAAAATCTATTTTGTTTTAGATGAAGTTTTGTATTATTAAGAAGAGTTAAAGCACCATATGCAAGGGAAAATTCCCCACGATATAAATCTTTTCCTTCTTCTGTATCTTCGAAATCATCACCTTTTACAACAAATAAGTCTTTTGCATATTTAAGAGTAGACTCAAGTGCACAATTTGCTTCTGGGCCATAATTATTAAATATATCCTTCCAAACAGATTCTTCAAGATACCCGCTATTACATAAATTTGTAATCAAAATACATAAATATTGAATGTTTTCTGGATTTGCAGGTATAATTTTCAAAAAATCTTCACTTGTTTTCATAAAACTAATATTTTCAGAACCAGAACAAGAGGCTTTTAATGTATTTAATGCTCTTGCACTAACTTTTCGTGCTTCTGGATCACTAATTGTTTCACTCAATAATTCTAAATTTTTCTTTAATACTTCATAAAAAGGTAAAATTTCTTTTGGATGTTCAATTAATTGACACATATTATCAACAATAACACAAGACAATCGTTTTGTAGCTGTATTTTTATCCCTTAATCCTCTCAAAAGAATTGGAACAGTTATTGCTAATGCAGGAGATTCTACATTTTGTACAAATACACAACTGGCTAATTCTTCAACACAAGAATATATTTGATCTGGTTGTTTTAATCCTCTTAAAACAACTGGAATAAATTGTTTTAAATCATCATTTCCACTACAACCTAAAAATAATTCTAAAACTTCTGAAGCATATTTTCTAACATTTATTCCACTGTCATTAATATCATATGAAATTATTGGAATTAATTTTGGCATACTTATTTTGATTTGTACTGGATTTTTTATTACAAGGGTTTTCAAGGCTAAATAAGCATATTCTTTTTGAGCTCTTTCATAATTCTCTATAAAGCCACACAAAATATTTGCTATATTTGGTGTTGCCCATGGATTTACATAATTTATGATTTTTGTTATTACGCTATCTGCATATTTGTAATAATTTCTCTTTTGTTTTGATGCATATACTTTGAATATTATAGGAATAAACTCCAATAATTTGTGTTCTTCAACATTCTCAAAATTTGAAGAACATAGGCTTTCTAAAAAAGAACATAAAGTATCTAAATCTGATTCGTAGGAATCAAATTGTTTATATTCTTGCATTATCTTTGACATAATAAATATTCATTAAGAATTGAGAAATGCTTAAATTATATTTTATATAATATGGTATTTCCCATTACACGAAAAACTCGTAAATTATTTAAAAATGGCGGGACACGTAAAAAGAAGACGGCCAAGACAACAGCAAAACCACCATTTGTGCTCTCGAATACCAAAACCTTAACTCCTTATACAAAAGATCAACTTGAAAAACTTGATAGACATGTTTATCAAAATCCAAATTTTATAGAACAACAACAAGATAAAATTGAGAATATCCCTACTCATAAAAATCATCCCAAATTCATTTGTGCAAATATAGAGGAAAAATATGATTTTTTGGAAAAATGGTTAAAAAGTTTTTTAAACAAATTTCAAGATAACAATCCAGATATGTATATTCAAGTTAAATGGAAAACCGGACTCCAAGGCCCACAAGGCCAGGGTATTAAAATTAGAAATAATCAACACATAGAAGTCAACTTTAAAGAAAGAATATTAGAAGGAAGGACAACTGTTTCCAAACTTTTCTTAAAATTTATTGCTCAAGGAAGAGTATCCATAGAGGGAGGACAATTTGACGGAATTGTGCCAGTTACTGGAGAAGATCAATACATGCCAATACTTGTTGTTAACAATTTTGACGATTACAGAAATATAATTAATGAATCATTTTCTCAAGGAGATGAAGACTTTGTAGTAACTCATTATAACATAGATATATTTATACCAAGCTCACCACAAAGTTTTTCTATTAAGTACCTTAATATTGATAATATTGAAAACGATATAAATATTATAAAAAATGGCATTAATGTGCTTAAAAATCAAATTGGAAGAACATGTTCTATTCGTTCTAGTCGTATGAATATGTTCTAAATTTAATTAAAAATACTTAAACAAATAATATTACTCAAATTTATGAATATCATCAATTTCAGTGCGGGTCCATGTCAGTTAAACAAAAAACTATTAGAAATAGCTAGTAAAGATATTATTAATTATAACCAAACTGGAATTAGTATATGTGAGTTATCACATCATACTGAATTATGGAAAGATTTGTATAAAGAAACTGTTGCAAATTGTATTGAATTTTTACAAATACCTGAATCTCATGATTGTTTTTTTATGAATGGTGGTGGTACACATCAATTTTCAGCAATATGTTGTAATTTATGTAACTCAAGATCTAAAATACAAGTTCTTGTAACAGGATTTTGGAGTCAAAAAGCATCACTTGAATTGTCTAAATTTTGTAAAGTTGTAATAGTTAACAAAGAATCCGATTTAGTAGATAGTTGCGAATATGAATTTACATATTATTGCGAAAATGAAACAACTATTGGATTCGAATTTAGAAATGGACTTAATTTTAATCCCATTAATCATTTTTTGGTGTGCGATATGTGTTCTATACTTGGTAGTAAAATTGTAGATATCAAAAAATATGGAGTTATATTCTCTTCTTTATCAAAAAATCTTGGAATAAGCGGTTCTACATTAGTTATTGCTAACAAAGAACTACTTTCAAATAAAAATAGTAGAAATATTGAAAATATACCAATCGTTATGGATTGGTATCCATATTTAAATCTTAATGGTCCAACACCATCAATTATGTCTATTTACATGACAGGACTTAATGTAAAAAGAATGATAGAAAGAGGAGGACTTCAATATTATGATAATTTAAGTATTTTCAAAAGCAATCTATTTTATGAATATATTGACAATAGCAATGGATTTTATTTTAACAATATACCAAAACAACATAGAAGTAGAACTAACATTACCTTTTCTGTTAAAGATTCACAAAATATATCATCTTTGTTTACAAATAAAGCAAAGCTTAATGGATTTATAGGTACAGCTCATCATCCATCTAATCCAGATAAAGGATGTCGCATATCTTTATATAATTCTTTAGAACTTGATGAACTTACACAATTTATTAATTTTATGGAATCTTTCAAAATAGATTTTGAAAAAAACAGTTTAAATTATATTGAACATATTAATTAAAAAAATACTCCAGCCAGGAATCGAACCCGGAGATTTTGAAAATTTCTTATTGGAAAACCAAGTGGAAATCAAAAATGTTACCATTACATCACTAGAGTCGGGTTTTACTAATGTTTTTCATACCTTTGTTAGGTATAATTATTCACATATTGTTTTTTAACATATTCAGACGCAAAAGTATAAGTATTACTTCATAATATTAGTTATTGAATATGGAGACTCGTTCTATGAAAAAGATGAAAGATGAAGTTAAATCTCATGAAGTTAATGCTTTATCAATGTGTGTAAAAGAAATTGAAAGACTTGGCCAATTAAATCAAAAACTATACACAGAAAATAAGCAACTAAAATCCCTTCTTCACAATTCAACTTCTATGAAAGAAAAGGCTACTCAGCGAAAAAGAATTTTGAAGCAAAAGATGCAACTTCGTCGTAGTAAGCGCCCTAAACTAAAACCAAACACTTTTGGGTTTAATAACTAAATAAAAATGATATATTACTAATACCTATTCAATATAATATTGAAAAATGAACTACGCATCAATTGTTTTTTACAATTCAGACTTAGAAAATAAGATAAAAGAATATTTAAGAAAACCAAAAGAGTTTGTTGTTTGGGATTGGGATTTTGAGGAAAGTTTAAGACTTGCCAATGTTAATGATACAGTATATTTAAGTACAAATAATCAGCTTGGTTGTGTATTATACAAAGTTAAAATGGATGAAAATAATAAAAAATATTTAGAAACAATTTGGACAGCTGAAGACGATCTTAGTTATGCGCCACACCATTAAAAAATTTTAGTTTATATAGTATAAAATATGAAACCATATTATTCACAGTTTCCCAAAACTGGAACTAGAACTGTTTTATATACAATGGATAAAAAATTAGCTAAAAGTCAAGGACATATTATATTAAAAGAAGCAAAAATACCTGAAAATTCAAAAACATTTGTTACGATTAGAGAACCATTAAGCTATTATATTTCAATGTATAATTATAAGATTAGAAGCAAAGATCCAGTCAAAAATTATGGAACTATGGAAAATAATTCTTTTGATGACTTTGTAAATGATTATGTTAAATGTAATAATCTTCAAAAATGGGAAAAACCTTGGAAGAATAACTTTAGACAAAAACTTATTTTGAAATATATTCAAGGCAAAAACCTTAATATTGGTTATTTCACATTTCTTTACATTTTTTATTCATACAAAGACCCCGAAACAGTATTAACACAACCTAATATTTTAGAATTTTTGAAAAACAATAAACCAGATATTGACCATATAATACGTCTTGAACATCTTGATAATGATTATAACCAATTAGTATTAAATAATGACTTTCCATTAGTAGAAAATTGGAAACATTTGAATCAATCCAAAAAACTTTTCAGAATCAACAAAAATGATTATTCTCACTTAAAAATATATGATCAACATATTTATGAAAATTTTTATTCTTAATATATAACTTTAAACGTATATTATAACATAATATGAATGAAATTTGGCAAGAATTCGTGTATGCTACCGGACTATATATCACGCTAAGAATTTTTAGAAAGCCAATAGCAGCACCGACAACAATAGGGTTTTTATCAGCTACATTGTATTGTTGGGCCTTGTCCAAATGGTCATAGATATAAAAAAATGATTATACATAAAAGAGCAACTTATAGTTGCTAAATGAGGATGACAGGATTCGAACCTGCAATCTTGTGGAAACACCGTTAACTGGACACTTTCTATCACACGCCTTACCGTTAGGCCACACCCCCCTTTAAATAACGAGCTTTTACTGGGATTCGAACCCAGGCTGGCAGAATCAAAACCTGCAGTCCTGACCAACTAGACCATAAAAGCGGATAAATGAACAAGTTTTTTACTTGTTATTATAACTATAATACTATGTGTTTATATGCCTATAAAAAATAACTTTTTAAAATTTAAATGGAATTCATAACTTTTGCCAAAGGGGAAATGAATTTTTCGGATCAGTTATTTAAAATGATTAAAGGAATCAGCAGTGTTATTCAGCAAAAAAGGTCGAATTTAATAATATTGGATACTTTTTTATGTGATTATGATAAAGATTATTATACTCCTATTTCAAATATATTCAATTTACAAGAAATAAATGTATATTTAAAAAAGTATAATATAACTTTGATAGACAAACACAATTTTCAGTTTGAATTATTGAAAGTAGAATATGGAACAAAAGAAGAAAATATAGATATAACACAAGAAATTAAGGAAAAATTTTATGAAAATAAAAAATTATTTATTGATAAAACATTAGTATTTAATTCTCTCAAAGGAGATCCATGTTTTAATACTGTTAAAAGAGTTTGGATAAGTTATAATTTAAATGGGTGTATTTATAAGGATGAATATTCAGAAGTATTACAAAAAAACATTGATTATACTAATGAAAATTACAAATATTTTAACAGTAGTATTATTCTAAACAATAATCAAGATATATTTCAGGATATATTAATTCATTTGGTTTATAGCAAAAAATTTTATGATTTATCTACATCAATATTATCAAAACAAAATATTACAAATAAAGTAAATATTATACACTTAATTATAGAAGATGAGTCAGTACAAATCTTGACTAAAAGAAAAAACTTTTTGCTACAAAATTTCAAAGAAAAACTTTCAAATAAATATATTCAATTAATAAAAGATCATATTCAGAAAACGGATACAACAATAATATTAACAAAATCTTTAATAAAAAATCCAGTTATAGACTTTTTAAATCAAAATAATTATAATTATTTTATTCCAAGAAAACATTTTGAATATAGTGAATTAAATGCAATAGCAGATTTTATACATTCAAAAAAATGTAATAACGTATTTATTGGCAATTTCAATTATAATACAATGAATGGTTCTTCGTTGAGTTATTATATCAAAAATACAATAAATACTAATGTTATTTACAAATCAATAGACTTCGATCAAATATAAATCTAACCTTCATAATGACTGAAATTTTTTTCTTAATGACTGAAAATTTGGTCAGATTATTTTAAAATATCTGAAAAGTTATTTTTTCTACAACATTGCTACAAGAATGTAATGAATAAGCGAAAACACTTAATTCGAGTAGGCCAAACCGCCCATACCGCTCATGATGCGGAGAACGTTGTAATTGGTAGCGTAAACGCGAACCTTGGCATCCGAACTGTCAACGGTGTTGGCAGTAAGGGTGAGTTGAAGGGTGGCGTTATCGATACGCGACATATTACAGGTACCGGATGGTTGATGCTCTTCGGGTTTAAGTCCGAACGAGTAAACGTTAATACCGGTAGCTGGGACATTGGTGTGATGTTGGTAAGGTTGGACAAGATTGAAGTATCTGCCCATGCGCTCCGAGAAACGATCGTGACCGTTAAGTTGGAGTTTGGCCGAGAAGACAGGGTTGAAACCCATGTCTTTGTCGGTCCATTTGAGGTAGGAACCAGCGGCAGTTCCAGTCGAAGTGGGGAACTCTTGCGATCCGACGGCCTCGCCCTCAAGAACGTAACGACCACCAGTCATACCACCACCATATGGGTCCGAGGGGGTACCAGTTTTGTACGAAGTGTCGACGGCATCAGTGTAATTGAACCATTGTTTTCCACCACTGGCATCAAGAACCTCATCTTTTTGTACAACCCAGATAAGTTCTTTACATGGGTGATTGAAGTTGAGTTTGATCTTGTTGCTGACGCTGGAGACCGACTCGTCACCAGTGAATTGAACTTGCTCGATGAGGTATTCGTGCGAGACTTGGGCGAAACGTCTGCGCTCATCGGTATCAAGGTAGATGTAATCTACAAAGAGCGAAGCAGCTTCAAGTGAAGCAGGCTTCAAGTTGTTGCAGCATTCGCTTTGCGAACGGAATTCAAGATTGATCTTGACCTCGTGATATTGAAGGGCAATAAGAGGAAGGGCAAGTCCTGGATTGCGGCAAAACCAGAATTCAAGAGGAATGTATAAATCCATTTCTGGTTTGAAAGTGGCCTCGGTGGTGGAGTCCCAACTGGTTAGCGATGGTACGTTACCAATCATATTGGCGTAACCAGCTTTCTTTCCAGATTCTTGCGAAAGTTCGTTCCATATGTGCATCCAGTCACCATAGTGTTTGTCAATGCGTTGACCACCAATTTCAACCTCGGCGTACTTGATAAGTACGTGTCCGAGGTAATTGAGCCAACGGCCTTGCTCGCCGTCAACCTCAGCCTTAGGTATAGTGACTTGGAGGTATACACGGTGCATAAGATCACCGTTACGCGAAACAGTGCATGTAACACGCTTTCCGAAGTCAGCAGAACCGTTGAAGGTTTGCTCAATCGCCTCCATCGAGAAATTGGTGTGGCGACGGTAAACTACCTTGAAAAAGGTAATTTGAGGGTTACCGGTAAGGTAAATGTCTTGCGCTCCATAAGCTACTAATTGCATAAGTCCTCCTCCCATTTTGTATAAATGTATATAAGAAAAAAAAATAGCATGAACAAATTTAAAACCCTGTCCTTTTTACACATGTAATGGATTTATATTGAGTAAAGGTACCTTATTATGATAGATTGTAAGGTTTTTTACTGTAAAAAATAAAATTTTTAGTAAAAAAAATGATATAATAGAATTGTTATAGTGTATAGAAAAACCAATGAGTTCTGAAACTATTCCGTGGGATATAATCAATATTTTATATATCCATAATCCTAACAAATTCGTAAATACTTGTAAAGAATTTAATGAAAAATATAAGAAGGAAATTGAGTCTGCTAAAAAAATTATAAAATGGTGGGATAAATGCTGTATTACATATGTACATCAAAATGTACCAATAAATAAGTATGAAATTATGAGTAAAAGGAGATTAGTAGAGCATTATAGACTTAATTATGAATGGGATTATCTTAAAACATATCCAACATTCTTGGTTAATAAATGTAATAAATTGGATTTGTTAGAAAAAGCAAAAAATGCAGAATTAATAGGAACTCGTCAGAGTATTATTGACTTTCTAAAAGAACCAAATATTCTAGTGGAGGATATTCTTTATGCCGGATGGTAATTTATGGTACATATACATCATAATCTAATGACTTTAATGAATTTAATATAAAAGTATCACTATTTTCTGATTTTGGTATACATACAAATGTTATAAGACTGATTTTATGACTATTCCAAGTAATGTATTCATATATTTTTATAAATTTATCATTGATATATGATGTTGACACAATTACTGATGGTGTTTTTAAATAATTAATTACAGATGGACTACTTCCACATTTTGGTAATTGCTTTATAACTTTGTTGAATTTTTGAATTTTTGGGATGTTCCATAAATGAATATGAAAATTATATTTTTTGATTTCAATCCATAGTTCATCACTAAAATAAAAATTCATATTAAAGATTATTTAAAAAATTTTAAAAGTTTTACTTAAAATTTATTGTATTAAAATTAATTCAAATGAATAATTTGAAAGTAAATCAGTCTTATTGTTTATACAGAAAAGTTGGAGATGATATTTTAACGGTTATTAATAGCTATATAGTAAACCCATACAATATATATAAAGAACATTCAAAAATTACTTATTACAATATAATTAGCATACTTAATTCGGAATTTTATAATTCTTTTTTAACATGGCATTATGAACATCCATGTTGTAGTTTGGCAATGTCTCTTATAAATGAATATGAGCCACACAAATTTAAGCTTGATTATTTTGTATCTACAATCAAAACACAATGTCCTGAATATTCTTCTTTAAAAAAAGGAAGAGATTTGTTATTGGTAATGGGTTGTATTACTAGTCAAAAATGGAAATTATTGTGTTTAATAGACAAAACAGATTTAATTAACAAGTTCAATGTTTCATACTAAAAAAATGATTATAATAAACAAATATATGGAATAGTTACAATTTTAAGAGCTTGTGTTGTCAGGGCTTTGCCAAAGTACAACATGGATGTGTATAACTTAGTACATAAATTCAAAGAAATATATAGATTTTCAGAAGATGAAGATGAATCTTTGGATATTTTTGAGGAAAATACTTTAAATGAATACAACAAAAATGTTTCACTCCAAAATGATTATGATTTAATAATATGCCCTTTTAAAGAAGTTGACCATAGTTTACCATATGAATTATTATTCAATTCTTTTAGAAGGTTTTTAAATTGTGACTCTAAAAATATTGAAAGATGGTATTATAATGGATTATTTGATTTAACCGAAATAAGTGTTGATCGCTATGGAAAAATTGTAACACTTCTCGAATATTCAGAATTATATTTAAAAGATTTTAAAGCAGAATTTGTAAATAGTCTATCTAATAGGAAAGATATACAAATCAATATATATGAGCAAAATGTTGATATTATTAGAACATTATGCGCTATTAATTCTGCCAAAAAGAATAAAAAATTAAAAGAAAGAGAATTAGCTAATTATAAAATAGCAAAATTATTATTACCAGATGACATTATTAATTCATTGTGTGAATTTCAGTTTGGTTGAGTAAACCCAAATTGGATGAAGTTAAAATAAAAAACAAGTTATATATATAGTATGGGTTTTGTATATGGGTATCGTAACAATAATCCAGCCGAAGGTTATGTGAAATGTCCATTTACAGGACGAAAAAATTGTATTAAATATAAAACGGGTAAGGCAAGAAACTATCACAAAAGACTTGGGAAGGAATTCAAGGAAACCAGAGCAGAATTTGTACCAAATCCACAAGATATTACAGTTTATAAAACAAATGATGCAACTGGAAATAAAGCGGAAAATAAAATTCATGCTATATTGAAAATTTTTGCAAAAGAAGCGGGCGTTGAAAGTTTATCTACGTATGGTAAAAAAAAAAGTAAAAAAGAGATTGCCTATCTAACACAGAAACAGATAGATCATATTTGGAAGACTTTACAAGAAGACAAAGATCTCAATTTGGTGAAAATACCTATTGACAGTGAACCTTCCCCAAGCGCCTGGGCTATAGAAGTATTAAAAAGATTAAAACAAAACTTGCCAAATTACTCAAAACATTATTTTAAAATAGGCGAGGATTTGTATAGTCCCGGCACAGGTGATAATATTAAGGATAGAGTAAATAACATTGTTGATTCAAAAAAACCTTTAACTGATTTATTGGAGAAAAATGGCGCCAAACTTGAGTGGAAAAATAAGAATATTGGTAGATATTTGGAAGGTGCAACCAAGAAATATGTACCTTATGAACGTAAGGATTTAAAATATGATTTAGAGGGAGGTAATATTGATATTGAGCCACCTATTTATGAATATTAGATGATTAAATCTTGTTCTAAAGTATTAATTTCTTTAATATAAAAATATTCAGTAACACTGCACATTATATATCGAAAATTAACTTTTGTTGGAGGTTTAATAGCGTGTTCTCCATAAAAACATACTAAAAATTCGAATACATCATTATGTATTAATTGTTCTCTGTTTCCGATATATTTTACTATATCTTGCAAATGCTTCAATAAAAATCTAAAAGCAAGTATATTTGGTTTGTTAATTGTATACAAATCTTCTTCCAAGAAAACAATAAATCGTTTTTTATACTTGAAGGGTAATTTAAAATACAACTTAGTTATTAAGCGGGTTGCGTCACACCATTGTGTTTCTTCTGTAAAGGCGTATTGTTTTTGAAATTTCTTAAGTCTGGGATATAATTCGCATATTTCTTTTTTCAATTTGGAATCTAATACATTATAACACGAATTGTTAATAATACTTTGTATATCTGGAGGTAAATTCTTAGTTTTTGAGATTTTATCTAATATATTTGTTATTTGACTATTGGATTTATATTTTTGTGAATTTTTTCTTTTAAATTTCATATTCTTGTCTCTAATATATTAAATATATAAAGAAAAATAAGTTTATATGCTTTGTTATGGAAGATTATATTAACAACTTTAAAAATTATGAGAAAACAATAGTTTATGATTTCAAATTGGGTGATGGAGGAATTGGTGATTATTTGAAGTTCTTTATGATAATATTAACAGAATGTATGAATTCAAGTTCTAAAGTGAAACTTTATCACAAAATAAACGATTTAGAAATTGAAAAATACATAAAATTGAAATATGATTTTATGAACATTGATTCAGATAAAATTTCTAAACTAACAAATGTGTCTATAAAAACGCCTAAAGATTATTATTGCAAAGACAGTTATAATGGTACTATATGTTTAAATGAAGTTTTCTATTTTGATGATGTTGTTAAAATGAATGTGAAAAATATATTACCTTCTTTAGTATCTGATTATATTTCTATACATTTAAGAATTGGTGATAAATTTTTGGAAACAAATAAAAAATTTGTTCTTGCAAAAAAAGATAAAAGAAGATTTTCAGAACAAGGATTATATAAGCTTATAGAAGAGAATACACACAAGAATATAATATTTTTTTGTGATAATAATCAGTATAAATTAAAAATTAACAAAAAATATAGCAATATTATCATCAGTAATGCACAAATTGGACATACTTCACTAAGCAATACTACAAATAAACAAGTATTAGATACAATTAGTGAATTTTATGTGTTAACTAAGTCAAAAATAATATATGGAGTCTCAAAGCGTAATTTACCACCAAAAAGGAAGAATCGTTGTGTTTTTTCAGGGTTTTCGAATATTGCATCTAAATTTAATAATGTAGACTTTGTAAATCTATAATTTAATTATTGTATAAGTATGGACAAAAAGGCGCAATTGCGTGATCAAGCCTTTTTTGTCAATTTTATTCATATACCCAAAAATGGTGGTAATTCAATAAGAAAAATTTGTGAAAAAAAGGGAATCAATATGATATATAATGGCCATTCTACTAATGTATATGATAAAGATTTAACCAATCAATTAGTTGTAATAAGAAATCCAATAGATAGATTTATATCGGCAGTTTATTATGCGATTCAAGTATGTGGTCGTTTACCTCATATAAAAAATTTAAAAAAAAAAGGTATTAATAGTCCTGAAAAATGGGTACAAATATGGTGTGATCCAAATCATTATCAATATCATGATTTGATGCTTGAAATGTTGAACACAGGTCATTATATAGGAAATAAAATGGAAAAATATAAATACACATATTCTCCCCAAAGTCTTTGGATAAATAATCCAAAATTTGTAATTATAATGGACAATTTTAAGACTGAAATCCAATATTTTTTGGAAAAGTATAAAATAAATGGAATTGTTACAAAAGAAAACACAACAAAACATATAGATGGACAATTAAGTGAAAAATCTATAGAATTTTTGAAAAATTTTTACAAAGAAGATTTTATAATATATGAAAAATACAAAAATATGAGTATTGAAGAAAGGATATAAAAATGATTGTATTAATGATTTTATTTATTCTAAAGTAGAAAAAAATGTTTCCCAAAATTCATGCATTTTGTAGGGGATATCATTTGCGTAAACAATTAAAAAGACTTGATGATAATTATACATTTGACATTTTAAATAGACGTCTAGATAAATATATTGATGATTTACAATTTAATGATGTTATGAATAAGCAGATGTCAAAAAAACAAATAAGAAACCCGAATTTTCCACCAGATATATCAGAAAATATTGCTAAATTTGCTATTTTCAAGAAATACGGCATAATGCCGTGCTGGGATACTTCAAAAGGAGATATAGTTATTAAAAAAAATAATATTTTCAAACAAATAGAAGTAAAGGGTTTTATGTCAAAGGGGCCTTCCTCATTTGGACCTAAAGAAGCGTGGGATATATTATATATTGTAGATGGACAAGATATTAAAAATAAAAATTTCAAAGTATATGAAATAAAATTATCTAATAAAAATGAAATTTTTAGAAATATTCCCCTTTCTAAAGGAGAAAATTATGGAGATATTGCTGATAGTGGACGGAGACCAAGAGGATGCTTTTATAAGATATTTAAACCTAAATTAGAAGACCATTGTAATTTAATATTTGATGGACATATATCCAAATTAGATAATTTGTTCTAATTTATTAACAATTAAACTTACAACTGGGACTGAAACAGCATTACCAGCTAATTTGTATAAGGCGCTATCACAAAGTTCTGGAAGTTTATAATCTGGTGGAAAACCTTGTAAATTGAAACATTCACGCGGAGTTAATTTTCGAACACCTTTTTCATCTCTTAAAAGTGGTACGTTGTGGCCCCCACTTCCCATATTAGCAGTCAATGTTGGACAACAATTACTTTTGTTCTCCCTTAAATAATACCGTCTATATTGATATAGAACATTTTCCTCTATATTTTTTGTAACGCTATTGTTTA